CCTGGGGCGTCGGTCGCGTCAATCAGCTCTTCAAGCGCCGCCAGGGAGAGGGCCCCGGTGCCGCCGACGTCGATGGCCTGGGAGCTGCCGACGTTGATTCGCTTCCGCAGACCGTCAAGGTCGCGAGGATTTAGGTCCGTGTCGCCGTTGATGAAGGCATCTTCAAGTCGGAGGCGCATGGCCTCCATTTTCATCTGAATCTGCTGAGTGCGAGCGCTCTCGCCCTGCGTGTTCAGGATGAAAGTATCAACGTCGATTTCGTCGGCAAGGATGCTGTACCGCTCGGACTGCGGGTTGACGATGCCATAGTTGGCGCTCGCGACTTCGTTGATGCCGCGGAAGCCGACTGCAGGCAGTTCAGCCACCCGGTCGTAGAACACGCCCTGGCCGGGGGTGTTGATGAACGGAATGATGCCGGACAATTCCCCGGCGGAGAGCTCTTGGTAGAGGCCGCGCTTGAGCGGGTTAGGCTCAGACTTGGCAGCCTCCAGCATGGTGATACCCATGATGATCTGGAAGGAGAGGGTGGTTTGCTGATGGCATCACGCCGGGTTGTGACGGGTTGGCATCACGCCTTCCTGTCCCATGCCATCAGCAGACCGTTACCCCGTAAGCCGTTACCGGCGACGCGGCGCCTGCGCCTTGAGCCCTTCGGCGATCAGCTCAGCCCCGGACAGGGAATCAAGGTCCAAGCCACTGAAACTCCCATCACGACTGTTGCGGCTGCCGGAACCGGAGCCGTACTTGGGCTTGAAGTTTGCGCCGTGAACAGGATCGGCGCTCAGCTCGGCGAAGTGTTTGCGCAGCGTCTTGGGCTTGCCGTCCTCATCGAGCGCGGCGGTCTTCCCGTCGGCATCCAGCAAGTACATGCCGTTCTTGCCCTCTGCGTAGCGGTGGCCAAACCGCGCCCAGACGTAATCAAATGGCATGGTCCCGTCGATCTTGGAGGCCTCGGCCAGCCCGTCCGACGCGAGGAATTCAGCCTGAGCCTTGACCCGCAGGGCCTCCCGTTCTGCCCTGGCGGTCCGCTCCTGCAACTCGCTGCGGACGCTGGCCATCTGCTGCTCGTGTTTCCGCTGCAGATCCTGCACCTGCGCGTTGGCCTGCGCCTCGGCGAGCTGCCGTTGCTGCTCAGCGGCCTCGGCCTTGGCCTGCGCCTCGCGGAGTAGCTCCGGGTTGACCTGGCCGACTTGTTTCAGCTGACTCTCCAGCTGGCGCTTCAGGTTTCGTTCGGCTTCGAGCGCCCGGGTCAGTCGCTCGATGTCCTCAGCGGTCGGGGCGCTACCGGTAGGCGGTTCCCCGCCAGCAGGTGCGGGATCGGTCGCGCCGCCGCCGTCAGCCTCTCCAGGCGGGGTGGGGTCAGCAGAATGCTGCAGCGCGCGGAGCGCCGGGTGGAAATTGAAACGCATTTGGCATCACGCCGTAGTGCGTCTTATCTTTCCGGCCTGCCTGACTGCCTGCGCGATGATCCGCTCGCGCCGTTCGCGATCCTGCAGCCGGCCGCGGTTGGAGATGGCGAGCAGCTCGGCGAGCTCCTCCGCCATCGGCAGCTGACTGACGGTGGCATGGGCGGTGGTGTTCATGGCTCAGAACTGGAAACGATCGGCAGTAGTGGCGGCAGCGGCGGCCTTGGCCTCATCATCGGAGAGCATCAGATCGGAGGCGGTGAAGCCAAGGTCCAGCAGCTGCAGCCAGCAGGCCAGCGGCCGGCCCCAGTCCCAGGCGATGGCGGGGATTTCGCGGTCGCCCCAGTAGATGATCCCGCCGTCCTGAACCGGGCCTGAGAAGTTGAAATCATTCAGCGGATCACGGAAACCAACCGTGCCCAGGTCTGACCTGACGGGCTCCTGCTTCATCACCCCGCCATTGCGCCGCAGCTGGTTGCCCGACTCGGCGAGTGTGGTGACGGTGAAATCAGCCGTCAAGATCGCGGATGCTGTGGTTGCATCTGGTGCGCGGAAGTAGAAGTAGTCCGCGGTGGTGTCGATTCCCACTGCGGTGGCTTCTTCGGTCTGAAATCCTGTTGTCAGCAGAAACGGCGGCGCGTCTGCCGGGAAGTACCGGCCGCGGATGTATTCGTAGCTTGCGGCGTTGGCCCTGAATTCCGCCAGCGATGGGTCGGTGTCGCCAACGTGAAACTCGCCCTCATAATTCTTGATGTAGGAGTAGATGGCCGGCGTCCACCCCCAGCCCGGATCTTGCTCGTGCCCAACGGTGCGGAGGTCGCGGTCCACCAGGCGCCCGTAGCCGTAGGCGCGGAGGAGGTAGAGCCACACGAACCGATCGCGGTCCCATCGGTTGTCGTTGGCGTAGGTGGTGACGATGCTGGAGCGGAGGCGGGGGATTGCCTCGATGACGACGTTTTGCTCAACCCACCGCACATCCCCGGGTGCAAACTGCTGAGCGATGTAGCCGGCCGTTCTCCGATATCCGGTATTCACCATCGTGTCTACCACGGATTGCCCAGTGAGATAGGTGTAGATTCGCTGGCTTGCGCTCAGTAGCGGAGCCGGACAGTCGATGATATTGATTCCAGCAGGTGACACCACGGCCACCTTCGTGATCACGCTCGCCACCGGATTGCTGTATTGGGTGCTGCGGGTGTCTTCGATGATGGAGGTGAACAGATCGCCAGGCGCCGGGTTTGGTGGGAACACTGGATCCGGCGTCAGGCTCCCGACCGGCGTCGCCGTGGCGGTGATGACCTGGGCGTAGAAGATCAGCGCCAGGCGATCCTTCCCCGCCGGCAGGCAGCTCCACCAAGCCAGGCCCTGCCTGTCGCTGTCTGCAAGCCCCCCGCCGCCCAGGTTGCTGATCAGCTGCAGCCGCGGCAGCTCGATTCGCGCGGTGTGGGCTTTGTCGCCGGTGCTGACGACGATCGCGTGGGCGGTGTTGACCTGGCCGGACAGGTCCCACTGCAGCTCGTACTGCCACCATGCCGCCGCCACCTGAAACGCCTTCCCGAACCGCTTGGCGAACACCGGCTCGATCGGATCGACGTCTGGCACGGCCCGATCTCGATCGGATTGGGTGCGGACCGTCTGCTGGCGGATCCGCCGTGTCGCGTCCCGAAAGACCCGGGCATCCTCCTCCCGCTGCTCCAGCCGCTGCCGGTTGGCTGCCTGCAGGGCCCGGGCGGCCTCGCCGGATGCCGAGGGCGTCTGGACCCAGATTCTGGTGGTCACGTGGGATTCGGAATTGCGGTGACTGCGCCAGCGACCATGAAGAACTCCAGGGGCCAGGGCTGACCCGCGGTCAGCGCCTTCGACGGGCTGAACCTGAACAGGTCTGTGATGTGGGGCAGCCAGGTGGTCGTCCCCCCGCTGATAGTCCCGAGCACGAGGTAGGCGCTGTCGAACTCCAGGCCGAGGCCACCAGCGGAGGCCTGGAAGGTGACCACCTGGATGACGCTCTGGGCCATCCCCAGCGCCGGGGTCATGGTGGCAGCCGGAACAGTCCACTCCACGCGGGCGTAGCCGTCGGCAGCCTGCGCGGTGATCTCCGCGGCGTCCCACTGCGCGGTGGTGGAGTTCCTCGTGAGGCTGCCGGTGTTCTGCGCCAGGCACATCCGGGCCCGCATGCCCTGCCGGCCGGCGTTGTGCATCCGGACCAGTTCGGCGTCGCTCGTCTCGAAGATGATCGTCATATTCCTCTGAGGAAGTTGAATGCCCCATCGGGGCCGAATGACGCTGTGTAGGTGCCAGCTGAAAGGCTGACAGCCTGTGGCTTTATCAGTTTTCCGCTGCTCACGGCTTGGCTCGCGACCGTCTGCGAGACGGATACCGTGATGTTAAACGTGTTCGTGGTGACATTCGCCACGGTGCGGGTGCCGTTCATCCACGCAAACGGCAACCGGTCGATCACGATCACAGAGCCATTGGTGAGCCCATGGCCGGCCTTGGTGATGGTTGCCGTAGTCCCGGTCTGCGCGACGTTGGTGATCGCCACATGGCCAGCATCCGACAGGAACGTGGCACCGATTAGGTTCTTGGATGGGGCAGTGTCGTTGTAGAACCCAAGGCCCTTGACCGAATATCCGGTGCCCGAGACATTGAACGATGGCACGTAGGTGATTCGCAGGCTGTACTCACCCCCGATGTACTCGGCCAGTGGGCTCACGGCGCACACCACGCCACCGCTTACGTAGCCATTGCCCGCTGGCGGCTGGCTCAGATCGGCCAGGATCGCCGCGGACTGCAGGGATGGCACATCGGCCAGCAGGCAGGCTTTGATGCGGTGAATATCCAGGGCGTGAACACCGCGGCCGATGGTGGTCGGCAGGAACTTGTGAAACAGGATCAGCTCCGGCAGGAAGACGCTCATGGGTCTGGATATGCCGCCGTTGGCGGTGTGAAGTTGGATGTATGCAGTGCCTGCCCTGGCAGCAGGAACAGGTCATCAGTGCGGCCAATGAGCATGTCGGCCGGGATGTCGTCAAACACCGCAGCGCCGATGTACAGGGTTTCCGCGGTGATGTTATTGGTTCCGTGGAACGACTGAACCGCCATATCAGATGCACCTTTGACACCATCGACAAACAGGCGCAAGGTGTTGCCATCCTTGGCGACCTCGATGTAGGCCCACTGATCGTCCGGCACTGCCATCGGGGCGTAGGTGCTGTTCGCGTCAAACCAGGCCGCGGTCCCGTTCTGGATCTGCAGGCCGGCCGGGGTCGCCCCGGGGAACATGGTCACTACCTGCACGTCGCCAGATTCGGGCACCTTGACCCAGACGCCCATGGTCCAGCTGTTGCCGCCGACCGCCAGCACCGCGCCGGCGACCTCCAGGTAGGTGTCAGCCCCGCTGAGCAGGGCGCAGCCGCTCCCGAACTTCGGATCCGTGGTGTCGATCGTGACGCCGTTGTTGGTGACCGTGAGGGCGTTGAGCGAGCTGTCGGTGAACCCGCCGTCGAAGTGCAGCAGCAGCGCCGGGCCGCCAGCGGCGCCGGTGATGACCGTGGTAACCACCTCCGGCACCACGGCGACAGGGGTGCCGCTGATCAGCACATCCAGCTCGCGCAGGCTGGCCCCGATCAGCACCCCAGCAGCGGCGGAGACGGTCTCCTCCACCCAGTACCGCTCCCTGGCGTAGGCGCCGAACTCGACCCCGCCACCGGCGCGCATGACCTCGTTGTAGGGCGCGACGAATCGGGTCGGGCTGATCGTCGCGGTCGGTACTGCCGGGGTGTTGGTGGGCAGCGCGGCGAACAGGGCCGCCAGGTCGGGGTGGGCAGGGTTGAACCCGGCCGGGATCGGCATGGCGTTCGCGGGCTGCGGCGCCGCGTTGGTGGTGACGGCAGCGGCAGCCGGCAGGGTGGTGACACCAGGCGGCAGGGGGAACCAGGCATCGGCGGCGGTGCCATCGACGGCAGCCCAGAACAGCGGGTCCGCGGTGCAGCGCACGCCATCGGCGCCGATCGTCCACGTGGTCCCGTTGACCCGGTAGGCGGCGGTGCAGCCGTTGAGGCGGATGTAGATCGGATCGAACGGCCGCGGGGGCATGTGCAGCGGCGAGAGCTGGATGCCCTGCCCGTTGCGGTTCCCGAGCAGCAGGCGGTTTTCGGTGGTGGCGTAGGCCAGGGCCTGCTGCTGGGCGTTGCTGGGCACCACCGAGTAGGCCGGCGGGCTGCCAGTGACCGTGATCCGATCGTCGCTCACGTACGGCGGCGAGAGCTCCACCGCGGTCTGACTGGCGGGGGATCCCATGAGCCAGGTAACAGCAGCGGACTGCTCGACCGATGGCGCCTTGAGCAGCGCATCGCGGTTTCGCGCCTGCTGGCCCGGCCGGCGCTGGAGGCCGAACTGGCGCTCGGTGCGGATCCTGACGGAGCTGCCGTAGGGGACGAGGCGGCTGGCGCGGGCGATCAGATCCTCAACCGGTTCACCGGCCTCGCGCAGCTTGGCGATGGCATCGGATCCGAACGGCGTGCTGATGTAGGTGGTGGCGTTGCGGGTGCTGGTTTTGGTGATGCCGCTGATCCTGTTCTTGTCGTAGGTGGTGACTCGCCAGCCGAGCTGGGTTTCGCCCTGGCGAAAGATGCTGTGCGGGCCGTTCTGGCCGCACGCAGCGGCGATGTCGCCCTTGGGCCCCCATTCCTGGGTGTTTTCGGACTTGACTTCGGTAAAGATCTCATCAAGATCAGCGCTCGGGTTTGTAGTTATTGCGATTCCACTGCCATAGCCAAATGTTGTGCGCGACAGCTGGATGCCGTTGAGCCCGTTGCTGCGGGTTTCACGAAACTGAACCCTGTCTCTTTGGTCGTACTGCGTCTCGGTCAGGCTCCAGTCGTTGTACGTGATGAACTCCTTCACCGTCTGCCCGCCAGCGTTGGTGTAGCTGTGGATCGCCTCCACTGGCCCGCCGATCACCCGCTCCCGTTCCCAGTTCCGTTCTTTGATCTGATCCTCGGTCAGATCATCTGGCGGCGGAACCAGCTTGGTGGTGGTGTACTTGGCGAACACGGCTTCACCCGGCAGCTCGCCGAAGTTCGCGGGGGTGAGGTCGATGATCTCCTCTCGTGTGATCAGCTGCCCGATGCCGGGATCCGGCCGCTTGGAGATGAACTCCACCTGCTCGGCGCCATTGATCCACGCAAAATATCCTTCGGATTGCGCAATCCTGCCCAGTTCCTCGACGTAGCCCGAGCTCATGTCCCAGTCGTCGACGATCCGCGCGACGGCGAACGGGATCGGCCCGGCGGCAGTCAGGCCCAGGGTGGTGAGGATCTGCTGCGCCACCCAGGCCGAGGTCATCGGCAGGGCCGCCACGCGCCGCACCGCCTCCGGTTCGCTGCCGTTCTGATCCACCTCCCGCAGCGTCTCCACTGGCGGGCGGCGGTTGGCGTGGTAGGCCAGCAGGCAGCCGACTGAAACAGTCGTGAGGTTCCGCAGCGGATCGGCGGTGCTGGAGAGCACCCGCAGCCGGCGGGGAACCCTGGCGATCCAGCTGACGCCATCGCTGTAGGCCAGGCTTACCGGCGACCCCGCAGCGGGCCGGTAGATCCCTGCCAGGGTGATGGTGCCCTTCGTCATGCACAGCCCGGCGCCCTGCACGTGGTCATCAACCAGCGATGCGGGCGAACCGGGATGCAACGGCCCGAGGGAGCACCAGCCATAGTGCCGGGTGTCGATCGTCATCGGATCTTCACCACCGTGAACGCGACGTCGTAGGCGACCGCCAGCGTGCCGCCGTTGGGCCGGGCCGTGGCGACCGGCTGCGTCCAGCCGACAGGGAACCAGGCGCCGGCAGCGGGCCTGGTGGCCACGGTGGTCTTCAGCCAGCTCTCCAGGGTGGGCAGGTGGGCGGCGGTGACCCAGCCCTGCACCTCGCGCACCTCGACCACCGCCAGCGATCCGGTGATGACGTGGGCGCCGGCCGGGGTCAGCTCAGCTTGCGGCAGGCCGTCGAACGAATCGGGCCGTGCGGTGAGGTTCACCACAGCGCCGCCAAACGACAGCGTGCCGAGCCCCAGGCCGGCCTCCACCTCCAGCGATTCCTCCTGCTCCCGCAGCAGCACCGCCAGCGCCTGGGCGGCGTCCACCAGGGAGGCGGTGATCCGGGTGTAGGCCCCGACCTGATCAACTGCAGGGGGCTGCAGGAACCACGCGGGCCGGGCGGACCAGCTGAACCCGGGCCCGGAGTCGGTGACCGCGACGGTTGCGCCGACCACCCCGGTGCGCGCCGGATCCTCCTCCGGCAGCTTGGCGTCCCGCCAGGCCCGGTAGATCCCGAGCAGGGTATCGGCCTCCGTCCGGCGCAGCAGGCCTGTGAAGGTGAGCGATTCGGCGGTGCGGCCCCGCTGCGCGTCGCCCTCAAACCCCAGCGGGTGCGCGGTGAGGTTCGGGAACGTGAACGAGGCCCCGGAGTAGGAGAGCAGCGCCATGGATCAGAACCCCGCCACGGTGCGCAGGATCCCGGCGTTGGAGGGGGCGGCGACGCGGACGTCCCAGTTCTTGGCCACCAGGGCATCCATCCGCGCGCTGAGCCGATTGATCGCCTGCTCCAGTTTTCCGCCGCCGCCGCCGGCGACCACAGCCCGGCCGCTGCTGCCGAACATGCCGGCGGCCTTGAGGCCAGCGGTGATGCCAGCGGGCAGGACGGTACCGGCCGATGGCGCCCGCCAGATCGAACGGGCCGGCGCGTGGATCAGCGACAGGATGCCCGATCGGCTGAGGTGGGCTTCCTGGCCGAGCTCGTTCACCTGGTACTCGCCGCCGGCCTCGGTGGGACCACCGGACCAACGGGCTGCGGGCACGGCAGCCACGCGGCGGAGGGTGCCGAGCAGTTTGATCGCGGAGGCGTTGGCGGCCTCGAACCCGGCGGCCATGCCGTAGGCGGCGGTAGCGGTGCCATCGGCGAGGGTCTCGACCGCGGCGATGTTCTGGCGCAGGGTGACGGTCTGCCCGCCAGCGGAGATCGTGCCGGTGACGACGCTCTGCATGGACCCCTCCAGCTGCCGCGAGGCGGTGGCGGCAGCGTCGAGCTGGTTGAGCGGTCCCGCCAGTGACTGCTCCCACCCCTTGGTGGCCGCCTGGGCCCGGAGCCCGTTCGCAGTGGCCTGCTGCTGGGCGGCGAGGGTCTGCCGTTCCAGGCCCTGGATTGCCGCCAGCACAGGGAGCCTGGCGGCCTCGTCCCGCACCTGCTGCCGCGCCAGGCCGACCGACTGCTGCTGCAGGCTGATCCGTTGCTGCAGGATCGCCTGCTGCTGCGGCGACAGCGACGGGTCCATCGCCTGGCTGCGCAGCTCCAGCAGCTTCTGTTGCTGCTCCAGCACGTTCCGCCGCGCGGCAGCCTGCGCGGCCCGGGCCTCGATCACCGCCTGCGCCTGCTTCAACGCCAGCACCTGCCGTTCCAGCTCAAACCGCTGCGCCGCCGACTGGATCTGCGCCGCCAGCGCCCGCTGCTCGATCCCCTCGGCGCCGCGGCGCAGGCTGGCGATGTACCCCTCCTGCTGCGCGATGGCCCCGACGCTGGCCCCGCGGTCGCGCATCAGCTGCAGGTGCCGCTCAGCCCCGGCGATCGCCGCGTTCTGGCGGGCCGTCTCGACGCCGAACTGCGAGGCGGTGAGCTGCGACTGGGCGCCCTGCAGGCCCAGCACGGCATCCAGGTAGTCGCGCTGCGACTGGAGCCGGGCCTTGAGCTGGGCGCCGGCTTGGGTTTCGAGGTCGATGCGGGTCTGGGTGATGCTGAGCAGCTCCCTGGCGGCGGCCACGGTCTGCTGGCTGCGGTTGAGCTCTTCCTGGCTGCCCTGGATCTGGAGGTCTGCGATCTTGACCCGAAGGTCGAGGATCGCCTGCTGCGCGCCCAGCGCTTCGGGGCTGCCTGGCGTGGCCACGTCGAGCTTCCGGCGTTGCACCGCCAGCTCGGTGCGTGCGGCCTCCAGCTCCAGCAGCCTGGCGGCTGATCGCGCCTCGCGCTCGCTGATCGCCCCGGCGGCTTGGGCTTCCGCGAGCTGGGCCTGCTTCTCGCCCGTGGCGATCTTCACGATCGCAACACGGCGCGCCTCAGCCTCGGTTGCTTCATTTGTGGCGGCGATCTCCTGCTTGGTGAGGCCGACCTTCAGGCCGATTGCCGTGGCCCATGCCCCCAGTGCCCGCGCGTTGGATTCCGCTTCGTTGGCGGCGCTGCGGTACGAGGCGGCAAGCGCCGTGTTACCGGCCGCGTCGGCTTCCGCCGCCAGGCCCCGCTGCTGGGCCGCCAGGCCGCGGGTTGCCTCGGCCTGATTGCTCAGCTCCTGTGCGACGACGCGAGCCGATTGCCGCTGCTGGGCCGTGATGGTGTTTCCGTTCCCGATCTGCTGGTAGAACCTCCGGGCAGCGTCGGCACTGCCATCCAGGGTCCCGCGAACCTTGTCGAGTTCGTTGCCCATCCTTTCAAGGGACCGGGCTTCGCGGGCCTGGCGCAGTAGCTCCTCAAATACGCTTCGAGTCCGCTCGCCTTTGATGATGTTTTCACCAAGTGTGACGCCGAGCTTTTTAGCTGAATCCTCGATTGCCTTCTGAGAGGCTGCAAACGATTTCGAGACGGCATCCGCCCCGCTGAACTGATCCCGCCAGAGCGCCACCGCTGCCACGGTGAGCCCGATCGCCGCCGCCAACGGCCCGAAGGCCACCAGCAGGCCCCTGGCGCCGATCGCGAGGGCCTTGATGCCGTTGAGGATGGCGCCGGAGGTGATGGCGGCCTGGAGGCCCTTGATCGCATTGACTCCAGCCGCAGCGCCGCCGACGATCCCGGCCTTGACCGCCTCCAGGAAGGGGGCAAATGTCACCGGCAGGGTGCTGACAGCGACGATCGCGGCGTGCAGGCGTGGCAGCTGCGCCGCCGCCGCGGTCGCCCCGCCAGCCAGTGCAGTCACCAGCGCACGGCCCAGGCCCAAGATCTCGCCGATCGCCTTCTGCGCAATGCTCATCTGTAGAGCACGCTGCAGCACCAGGTAGGCGGTCGTTGCGCCAACCGTGGCGCCGGTGAGCAGGATCAGCGCCGCGGCGGTGTTCTTCACCGGTTCGGGCAGGGCGGACACGGCACCCGCCAGGTTGTTTGCTGTGTCCAGGAACGGAATCAGGGCCCCGGCGGTGAGCGCGGCGAAGGTGTTTGTGATCGACCCGATGGTGCCGCCAAGCTGCTTGGTCTTCAGCTCAAACCCCTGCATGGCGTCCCGCGCCTTGTCGGTCGCCCCGGCGGAGTTCGCCATGGTGGCCGACATCTTCCTGATCTCTTCCTCGCTCTGATTCAGCAGCGCCAGCCACTTCGTGCC